TGAACCCTTCTTGTTCTTGCTAGAGCCCTTGATCTGGTCTTTCTTAGGGGCTGGCTTCGATCCGGCAGTGGCAGTTACGGACTCTTCCTTCTGGACGTCCTCTGTAATAGGGCCGCCAGCTGCCCAAGCGTTGCAGGTACGGCTTGCAGCGCACTTGAAGTCAAGGGCGGTGCAGTAACCAAGCTCAGCCTGGTCGATTGAGTCCCAAGCACTCTGCTCACCAGAGCCACCTTCGGCAAGTCCAGTTTCGATGCAGTCTAGGGTCTTAGGGCGACGGTCAAAGAACACGCAGTTACCGCAGATGCTCTTCTTGGCTTCGACTGGGTCGATGCCCCAGCGGTCAGCCTTGTTCTGCCAGAACTCTTCGTTCGGCTCTTCTGGGTTTAGCGGTCCGTAGCCGACATTCTCAATCGCCTTCTGGCGGTTCTCAATGTTGAGAACAATGTCTTGAGTTGCTGGCGGGCAGGCGTCCCCGTAGTCAGCGTCAGCTAGTAGTGGCTTAGCCTTTGGCTTCTTGATCTTGCTCATGTCAAGGATTTCTACCGGAACACTTGTTCCGCCAGAGAACTGGCCTGGTAGAAGCTTGTGGTCGTGCTTGTATGGCTTGCCCTCTGGTGCCTTGCTTGGGTCAACTGTGCCATCAGGTAGCACTGCGAAACGGCAGTAACCTTCTGGCTCAACTGCGAACGCAACAACGGCACATTCTTGGCCGCCGCGATACAAAACGCAGTTTCCACACTTGACACCCATCTCGGCGTAAGGGTTATCCTCTGGTTCGTGGTAGTCTGCCCAGATGCCCGTGTTGTCCTCGTCGAACTTGCCGTACTTGTCGGCAATCTCAATGAGGGCTTGGGCCAAGTCCTGCTCTTCTGGAACTAGGTGTCCAGCTGCAAGAAGTGAGGTACGGATAGACTCCGGGGTAGGCTGAAGTTCCGCGATTGACTCGTCGTTATCGTTGTCAAACGCTATTAAAGAAACTTCAGCCTTAGATTTTCCCATATCAAGGGTGTGGATCTGCATAGAGTCCATGCCAATGGTTGTGCTTAGCTTCCAGTTCAACTTCAAGTGCGCGTCCATGCGGGTTGCGGCCCAGTCAGCGATACCCTGCACGTTGATTGCGGTTGCTAGGTTGAAGATGTCCTCTAGGCAGTTGTGGAGAACTAGGTTAACCTCGTAGAGGTTGGTTGCCATCTCCAGTGGGTTGCCACTGCAGTACTTGTTCTCAACGCAGGACAAACCTAGGAACTGGTCAAGGCCGTGTGGGGCGTCAAAGCCAAGAGCACGGATGTACTCGGCAATGCGGTCCTCTTCGCCGCTCCAGTCCTCGTAGATTTCACCGAAGAAGTCGTGGAACTGAGTGAACTCAGGGCCCTTGACGTTCCAGTGATATCCGTGAGCCATATATTGTGAAACAACAGTTGTACCAAGGAGCATGGCTAGACTTTGAGCTAGCCCTTCCTTGCTGTAGTTGTCTGGTCCTTCTGGATTCATTACTATTTTCCTTACTCGGTGATTTCTGTTTCAGTTGTGGTCGGTTCAGCAAGCTGAATCGGTGCCTGTTCGGCATTTGGTACTTCTTCGGCTGGCTGCTCAGCTGCCGGAGCTTCTTGTGCGGCGGGAACCTCTCCCTGCAGGGCTTGGCTTAGCTCGTCTGGGATTGGCCCTACAGATTGGCCCTGCTGAGCCGCTCTAGCTGCGGCAACAATGTCTGGAGCAACAGCGGCAAGCATAGATTCGCTAAGTTCTGGGGTGATTACACCCTTCTCAAGCATGATACGTAGTCCAAGCTCTGTTGGGCTTGGTGCATCTGCCTCTGAGAAGCCGTGAGCACGTCTCCAGGTCTGGAAAGACACTGCCATACGGTCGAAACCGTTGTCTGCGTCCATTGCACGGTCGTTTCGGGTCGCAACTGCGCTTGGGTCGTACCAAACTACGATTCGGTCGACGTCCGCTGGGCTGTAACCGTTGGCGATTAGGTAAGGACGGAGGTAAACAACGGTCAAAGCGTCTGCAATGAGCAACATCAGCGGTTCGATGTGTGCTTTGTAGAGAGCTTCGTCGATTTGGAGGGCGTTTGAGTACTTAACGTTGGCCAAACCGGTTACAACGTCCTTAGGGACGTCGAGACCCTGCAAAATACGCTCCAAAACACGGTCTGCACGCTGTGCAAGGGCTGGGTCGAAGCTTCTTTCGAACTTAAACTGCTTAATCTTGTCGCCAAGCTCTGCTGGACCACGAATTACAAGCGGAACAACGGCTGATGCGCTGTCTTCGTCGCGAATCGGGGTGGTCATCGCGTCGATTAGCTGGTCTTCGAACTCGTCGGCCATTTCTTCAGGCGTTGGGTCGCTGTAAAGACCGTCTTCGTCCTCGTAAGGGTAGTTTGGGTCCGGAGTTGCGGCTACAGAAAGACCATCTGGAAGATAAAGTGCCCCGGCATTGAGGCGGGAACGTGCAGTTGCGCGGAATGTGCGGTTTAGGAGCAAAAGCTCGGCACACATGTCGAGCAAACCACGTAAGCTTGAGTCAGCTTCGTCCGAGTAACGTGGGTGAGCACGCCAAATACGGCCAACAAAAGCATTTTTAGGAAGACGGAGGGCTCCGCGAGCGTTTCCGTTCATGGTTGAGGTACCGGCCTGGTATTCTCGACGTCCAGCAATGATGTAGTTGCCCTTTGCGTCTAGGGTCAGCTCGTCAACAGAGCGGATGTCCCAAGATTCAGGAGTTCCAGTGCCCGCAAGGGTTGGCATCTGAACTAGGTAGCATTCACCGGTAACAGAAAGGTTTAGTGCAGCGTCGCGTAGAAGACCTGCTTGGCCTCCGTATGCGCTGTCTAGGCGGATAAGTGCGCGTTCTGCGGCTTGAGCTAGGTCTGGGTCTAGGTTCGCAACCTGGCGGACTGGTTTCGGAGCCTCTGATGGGTCCTGAACAATAGCTGCGTAAAGACGGATACGGGATACAACCGAGGCAACTAGGTTGAAGGCGTACTTGACTTCACCGATTGCGTCGTAGTATTCCCACGCTTCGCTCTGCCAGCTAGAAGATTGCGCCTGGGTGCGGTTTTTGAAGCGGTCTGCTTCACCTCTGTCGTTTAGGTTTACCTGTACGGCCGCGGCAACAAGCGGGCGAAGTACGGAGTAGGACGCGGAGACGGCACGGCCCTGCTCGCTCAAGAATACAGAGTTGGATGGAAGTGCTGCGGCTGGCGTAGGTATTCCTGACGCGCGCAGCGGTTGAGAGTTGGCTCTCTGGTTACGGCTAAAAACGCCCAAAATCGGCTCCTGTCATTTATAACGGAACGTGGCTACTAATCAACCCGTGCGGTTATTATTCCTGCAACTGCCGAAAGGGCGAGCGGCAATGAAACTATTACCGCCGTTGCTGTATCTATTGTATACCAAATTGTAAGAAGTGATCCAAACCAGATGGACATACACCACACGCATGTAAATAAGTAACCCGTTAGGGTCTCCGGTCCTTTGCGCCTCCAAATGGCTTGGCGCATCGGCTCAAAGATTGTGTCTACCGTAAGCAGACGTGCCAACCGGTACGTCGCTAAAGATAGAAGAATAAAGTGGAAAAGATTGTCCGGCGTGTTTAGGTTAAGCACTTGGGTCCTTCATGGAGTTTAGGGTTCGGTACGGGTTCCAGCCTCGCAGGGTGGATCCGCAACCGCAGTTAGTGTCTTTTTTAAAAGCGATGGTTTTGCCGGACTTCGTAACAATGTAGGAGTCGATCGCGGGGGCCGCAGACTTTTCGAAAAGTGTGTACGGCTCGTTAAACATAATCTGAGGACCGCCTGGGGTATCCTGGGCAACCGTAATGTTGGTGTCGGTAACAATAACTCGCGTGGTCTGCAAATAGTAGGTGTCGGCGGATGGTGGGGAAGACGTTTGGGTGTGAACGTCGGCGTAGACGTCCGGTGCAGCAATAGTAAAGTGCGCTGGAAAAACGTCGTAAATGATTTGCATGTGAGTAGTCTACCTTATTTTTCTTGGAGGGCTTGCAAACGTCGGGCGATTGCGCGGTGGGTAACGTTGGCTGCGCGAGCAATGTCTGCGATAGAAACGTCTTGTGCTTTCAGGGAAAGCACAACCCTGTTCATCTCTTCATTGGCCTGAGCGTACGGGTGGCCGGAGGGCATTCGGTGGCGGTAGAGGCGAGCTTTGGGGGCAAGCTCGCGTAGCAAGTCTTCGACGTCCTGAGGAACTCCGGGAGACTTAGGAGTAATGCGCTGATAGCCCTCTGGGTGGGTACGGTACTTAGGGGTAGGAACTGGGACGGTAGCGTCGACGTCCGGATTTGGATAACGATCCACCCACGCCTTAATAGTTGAACGGGTGCGGGTGGGGAAGAGGGAGTCGCCAATAGATGCGAGAGTCCAGCCAGCTTGGTATAAGGCCGACGTCCGTTGGTGTAGACGTTGGCCAGAAAGTGTTGAGAGGCGGTCCACCTCTTCTTGGGGGAGGGACTGGAGTCTTGCGTATCTTCTGGACATGAAACTATTGTATCATAGTTTCGTGCAATGTTTACGTACTGTACGAAAAAATGATACATTAACTTATTTTGGTTTTGGCCTGCGAGTTGGTAGTCCTATATTTTTGGGTTTTTCAAATTCGTTTCGTGTTTCGAATTTCTGTTCGACAGAATTCCAGCTTTTGTCGAACAAGTTTTTGAAAAAAAACTTCGTTCGTTGTTACCAAATTGTTACCAAAAATGCTCAAAAAATTAGCTCAAATGGTGAAAATGCTCAAACTATCTGTTAGACTTTTCTCAGAGGCAAGCAAAAGGCAAGCCCAAAAAGAGAGGCAACAAAATGAACAACCTAAAGAATGTTTCTACTGTCGTTGTAACTATCAT